TTGACTTATCAGGAGGAATAGAACCAGAACCAGTAAAAGCGTTTGTACTTACTGATGAAATGTCGAATAGTCAAAATCAACTTGCAAATATTAGAAGAAGGGCTACAATCTAAAATCAAATAAAAATTAATTAATTCTATTATATACTATGCCTTGCGAAGAATGTGAAAACGGAAAATACAAATGGGGAAAAACTGGCTCTTGTAAATACGATACAAAAGCTGATTGTGAAGAAGACAATAAAGACTATTATGAAGATATGAAAGAAACTAAAATAGTAGAACTAATAATACAAGACGATAATCAAGAATTAGCAATTGATGCAATCAGTCTAGTAACAAGTCCTGCCATCGAGCAAGACTTTGTATTTTTTGGTAAAGAGAAAAACAATTTAACATTTGCAAAAGTAGATGAGGAAAAAAGAATGTTAGTTAGTCCGGCTCTTATTCCTAACAAGCAAATATTTAGACACGACCCAAATACTGATTCAGATTACTATGTTTATTTTAGTCCTGATACAGTGCGTAAGGCTTCTGAATTATATTTACGACATAACAATCATCATAAAGCAACCTATCAACATCAAGACAGAGTTTCAGGCGTTCTAACAGTTGAAAGTTGGATTAAGGAAGGAGATAGTGATAAGTCTAAGTTATACGGCTATGACCTACCTAATGGTACTTGGTTCGTTAAAATGAAGATAGAAAATGACGAGCTGTGGCAAAAGATAAAAGCAGGAGAATTAAAAGGTCTTTCAATAGAAGGCTACTTTACTAATAAATTTGAACAAATGCAAAAGAAAGAATTTACAAACGAAGAAGTTAAGACAGCACTAAAAGAATTGTTAAGTGTTCAGAAGGTTGAGTTAAATGCTATAAAAGATTTTGAAAAAGAATATAATAATGCTGCTGCAATACACTCTAAAGGTATGCGACAAACTACTGAAATTGATAGTGCAGCAAATAAAGCATTAGATTTATATGATGCAGCAGGAAAGAGTTATTTAAAAGCAAACGCAAGATACCAAGAAATAGAACAAGCATCTAAGGAATTAGGTGTTGATGTGCCTTCTGAAATAGAAGCATTAAAAAAAGATATATCACAAAGCTTAAAAGATATAGATAATGCAAGTAAGAATTTAATAAAAATTAAAAATACTGATTTAGTTTAAGATAAAATAATATGAAACCAACACAAGAACAAATACTAAGTGCTTTAAACAAGCTAGTAAGAGAAAACAAAACTGAACTTAAAACTGAGAAGGTTGAGTTGGGGTTAGTTGATGACTTAAAAGATTTGATTAAAAAAGGAACAACTATTGAAAAGAAATTAGCAGGACAAATAACAAGTTATAATGGTTTATTAAGAGCAGGAAGCGGATTTAAAAAGAAATATTCTGATTTAGTAAAAGCAGCAAAAGAATTAGGTGTTCCTGTTCCTGCTGAATTAAAGAAACTTGAAGAAATTGCGGATGGATTTGAAAAGAAAGGCAACGCACTAAAAAAAGTATCTAATTTATTCGGATAATATTTAAAAATCAAACAGAACAATAACTATTCTATTATATATAGAACCTAAAAAACAAAAAATGGATTTAAAAAATCAAATATTGGTAGCACTTGGTCTTGATAAAGAGCCAGATGTTAAATTAGCTTATCAAGCAAAAAGCGAAGACGGAACTATTTTTGTTTCAACAGCAGACGAATTAGCTGAAGGCGTTGATATCAGTGTTCTTACTGAAGATGGATCTACAATTTTACTTCCGATAGGGACTTACAAGACAGATACAGGAGTTACTTTCAGAGTTGAGGAAGAAGGAATAGTTGCTGAAGTTATGGAAACTGAAACTGAAGAAGAAGTAGAGGCAGGATATGATGAAGAAAAAGAAGAAATGACTGAATCTGTAAACTTTGCATTTCCAGAAACTGATGCTGAAAAAGCTGACTGGGCATTATCTTATGAAAAATTAAAAGATAAGGTAAATAATTTAATCGACGCTGTAGCTGATCTTAAAAGAGATAAAGATGGTGGCGATGATGAAGTAGAAGAAATGGCTGAAGAAGTTGTTGAGCCTTCTAAAAATCCTAAAACTATTACAACAAAAGAAGTAGTTGAATTTTCAGCAGAAGATGAATTGACTAAGCTAAAAGAAGAAAACGAAAAATTAAAGACTGAGTTAGCAGAAGCACCTGCATCAGCTCCTTTAGATACTAATAAATTTAGTTCAGTAAGAGCAACACCAACTGCACAAGATTTAAGAAGAATGACAAAACAAGAAAAGTTCTTATACAACTTACATAACTAATAATATAAACTAAAAAAAACAAAACTATGGCAATTACAGTAGCTTCAAACTTTACAGGTAAGGCAGCAGGATTCTACATCAGCGCAGCTTTAAAAGCATCAAACTCGTTAGACTATCTAACAATGATAGAAAACATCAAATTTAAGAGCAATATCCAAGCTCTTAATCAAACAGTAAATTCGGTTGGGGATGCAACTTGCGACTTTACAAAAGCAGGAACTTTAGCTTTAACTGAAAAAGTATTAGAGCCTAAAAACTTACAAGTAAATATGGATATTTGCAAGGAAACTCTTTTATCTTCTTGGGAAGCGTTACAAATGAGAGC